CGGATGGCTATCATTCTCCATGGACGGCTCTGCATTCGACAGCTCGCAATATGCAATCCTCCAAAGAGCTGTTGACAACCATTTCTGGGAAGGGATTAGGCCAATGATAGAGTCTATCCTACGTAACCCGATCAACTCGCAACTGATCAATGACCCAGAAATTGTCCTATCAAATCTGATGGAATCTCTACTAGACACGAGGAATGTAGTTTTTACCCAAATTCCACAGATCAATGGCCCGAAATGGCCAGATGAAATAAACTAATTCTTCCAGGAATCGTTCCCCTTCACAGATGACCAACCATGGCTCAACTACACCTACACTGACATGGAAGGAACGACATTCTCAGGCCTGTCTACAAGGACAACTATGGGTAACACCCTGAGATCTCTAGCATACACATGGTATTATGCAGAGGATGCTGGAATCCCCCACCCATGGGACAACGAGATGATGTTTGTGATGGCATCGGGCGATGACGTGGTCTTATTCTGTGACCCATCGATCCGAGATTAGCTCCAAACATCAATCATGCGGCTGACCGCCAGATCCAAGGATGAGCAAAATCCTACCGGATTAGGTCAGTGCCTCAAGACCATAGAAATTGGTGAGGTTGATGAGATCACTTTTTGCTCGAAGTGGTTTTATTCCGTAGATGGAACAGTGCAGGGACTGACATATTCGAGAGATGTCAAGAAAATCCTCACTTAGAAGCAATTCTACAGCAGGAGCAACCAACTCCTACTCACCAACCCATACGTCCATAGAATGGCCATTCTCCAGGGTTTCTAAGTAGAGAAAATCACTCATTTGGTTGAGGATATGTTGGCTATCCAGCTCTCGAAACTCCCCGTGGGATATGTTGCATAATCAGCTTATGACAAATCCCAATTCATCCGTTATGCACAATGCGAAGAGGGAGATGGATATGAGATGGAACATTGGGTGAATCAGAAGATAGGACTTTCAATAGTTGATCTTCTCGAACTCGACGACTTAAGCCAAGTCAGACTCAACGGTTCCCAGGGCAGCTACGAAGAGAGTAAGACCCTCATTGTTTTCCTTAAAAAATCTAAATCAAGATATGGAAAGCAAAAGCAAACTCCGCGAAGGAGTTACTCACAAGCGCGACAACATAAGCTCCGCTAAAAACAAAAATCCTAGACAGAAGCAAAGCTAGCACTGGAAGAAAAACGCAGACGCGTACTTGTCTACAAGAGACAAGCCAGAACGACAGGATTAAGATAGAAGGAAGTAGGGAACCAGACCCTAGAGAGCGGAACAGCCATAAAATCTAAACCAGATTTTGACTGCATGGGAAGCATTTACCGTAGCTAAGCACTACCCGGGTTAACTCGAGGTGCCATACATTGCCGGGATGAACATATCCCCTAACCCAACCAAGACGTTCTCCATCAACTACACGATGCCACAAGCCTTCTCGATCTCCAGCAATCAGATGAAGAATCTGGGGACGGATGACTACCTTGTCCTTTTCTGGTCACCTGTGTGTACTCACATAGCATGGCCATTATATGGAGACAAGATGTCCGGTTTGGTAGCATTCCAAACCAACACAGTCAGCAATTCCTTCTCTGGGGGAGTCTTTAGTAACCCCGTTTACTAAAAGACAATGACTGGTGTATACGGTGACAACCTCTAATCATTTGCAGAATCAGGTTTTGTATTCGCTGGCCAACTTGACGCAGTCCTCGAGGGACCACAAGTTCAGCAATCTGGCGCGATTTATAGAGGAGCCGTCACCCTAGGTAATCTATGTTAGAGCACTTTCAACTACACAGTATAGAACCTAATTCAGATATCAACCAAGCTAAGGTAAAATGACTCAAAAATTTTACTTACTTCATCAGTTGTTAACAACTAGCTTGGGATGACATCCAAGAGTCAACCATGGGACACATCGAATCAAAGCCCCCCAGACAATATGGACTAGGAGATAGTCGACTTTGTCGTTATTCATCGACCATTCGTGGGAATTGAATCCGGGGTAAACACCACATTCTCGATTGATGCTGTCATAAGAGGCAACATGATGTTTAGACCAAAAATTAGAGCCTCCCTTGCATATGGGCTATTCAACCAGAACCAGAACAAATTCAAGCAAGGACACCCAGTAGACACACCCTTTTCACCTCATAAAGTATCCAAATGGAGTGGTCTCAAAGACGCAATGAAAGCTATATTACCTTCGATTGGACAAATAGCTGACTTAGCGCTTCCCGGAATTTCATCACTCGTGAAATCCGCAGGGAATCTCCTCTAAGAGCGGGACCCTGAACAATACCTGTGCAGAGACTTCATAGAACACCAACGTGATGAATTTGTAGAGCAACTCGCGACTCTACCAATTGCAACACTAGCCAAACCTCTGATGCAGCAAATAGTCGACAGATACGACAGATTCCTCAAATAACACACTGATTACTTGATCGCGTTATCTGACATAATCGACTTCGAAGCCCCGATGCCAACCAAACTAGACAGGCTGGAGCTTCCCACTGATGTCTAGAACGACATCCACCTTACTACCCAGCGAGCACATCCACCACCCTTTAGAGTGGATGATGACCACGGTGACCAGAGATCAATTCAATCGTTTCGTACAATTGACTCAACTCTCACGGGAACCACAAGATAGGAGTTCAGTTAGTTCATGGATAACAATCCACGATCTAAATGACTTCCTCCCAGGACATGCG